TTTAGCATATTCAGCAGTATATAATTTATCAATTAAATCTGCTGTTTCTTCATTTACTGAAATATCTGTAATGAAAATAAAAGTATCAAGTGTATTTTCATCAGATTTCAAATAATTCTGAACCTTTTCATTAATTTCAGAATATGCACAATATTCAATATCAATTTCTTTAAATGCCAATCTTCCCAAAATTCCACATGATACGCCATCTTCGTCATCGTGTGTAAATAATTTTATTTTTTTCATATTCATTTTAAATCTCCTATCTTATTCTCATTGTTAATTCCTATATTTTAAATACAAATATCACTTATCCTATGCCTAATCTCAGTAAATAAACTTCCTAAAATTATTAATTTCTGTGTATCCGATTCAGCTTCGCAAGCTAAAGTCCATTGTCTATAACATTTTTCAAGAAATTGTCTTTCTGTTTCATTTCCATCAAAATAAACAAATAAATCTTTCATAATTATTTCTTCTCCAGTTCTAATAGTTTTTGATATATTTTATTTGTAGCTAATACATCATTTAAGGCTCTATGGCTTTTTGTATTTATGCCAAATTTCTTTTTCAAGCTTTCTAGTTTGTGGCTTTCATCAGGAAGCAATTTTCTTGATAGCTCTAAACTGCAAATAATATTACAGCTTTTAAATTTATTTACATATTCATTTAATTTATCTGGAAATCTATTAACATGATACAAAATGAAATTATAATCAAACTCTGAATTATGTATGACAAGATTAGTATTTTTATCAATATTTAAAGTATCTATGAATTTTATAAATACATCTTCTAAATAATTAGAATTTTTACACATTTCATTTGCTATACCAGTTAAATTTTTTATATATTCTGTAATTATTCCGGTTATTTTAATTGTACTTGAAAATGTTGTTAATACTTCACCATCTATTACATTGCATCCTGCTATTTCTGTTATTTCAGCTCCTTTTTCTGGATATAATCCAGTGGTTTCTATATCTATGACTGTGTACTTCACTTTATAATATCCTCCAGTTCCTTTATAATTTTCTTGCAATATTTTATTTCAACAGATAATCTGATTATTGATGTATTAATCTTCATCTTTTTTTGTTCTATATCATAATCAAAATTATCTTTTAATCTTGCATGTTCAATTTCTAAGTATTTCTTATTTCCTTCTGCTTCGCTGAGTATTTTTTTATACTCAGTGATTAATTTTTTAATTCTTGTTTTCATAATTACCTCACTTAAAAATCATATATTTCTATGCTGTATTCAAATGAATTAACATCTTCATCATATACATAAGCCTTAAATTTCCATGTTTTACCCATCTTTAGATTATCTGTCATATCTAATGTATCACTAATTTTATTTCCATCTGAATCATATAAATCAAAATTAATTGTAATGCTACTTATATCTTTGCCCAGTGTATTTTTAATACTTCCAGTAATATAATCACCATCAAGTTTTGGATCTAAAACTTCCAGTTTTTCAATATCATTTGTTCTTTCGATTTCACTTTGTTCTATCTCGTTAGACACTGCTGCTGCTCCTGTTCCAACTGCTCCAAGTATTCCAACCACTATAACAAATAACAAACATATAAAAAATATAATGCCGATTACAGAACCTATAATTATTTTTTTCATTTCATTTATTCTCCTTTTAATTTAATTTATTTATATTCAATTTTACTTATTTCTAAATTGCAATAATCAAAATCATAATAAAACAAGTAAAATGTAAACCTCCATTTTTTATCTTTCTTCAAACTTCCAATATTACAAATGTCAGTAAGTATAATTCCTTCATCATCAAACATTTGCAATTCTATTTCAATATACTTTATATCTTTGCCTGAAGTATTTTTTACCTCTCCTGTTATTCTCCTAGTACCATTTTCTATAACCAGTTCAAGATTATCTAATTTAATCTCTTTATCATCAGATAAATTAAATTTAAGCGACAACATTATAGCTGTTGTAATTATCAGCATAAATATGATTATTGTGATAATTTCTTTTTTAGTTAATTGCCCTCTCATAATTGATATCCTTGATTATAATTGTTTTCATGATTACATTTGTAAATATCTTCAATAGCATTGGTAGATATGTCAAAATCAAACTTATACTTGCCTGTGTTGAAATCTTTATTTACAGTCACTTTTTTATCATCAAAATCAATTATTGAGGCATTTTTACAATACTTCTCTAATTTTTTTGAAATTAAAATATCTTTGCAATCTTTTGGGCAATCTTCAGCATTAAATTTTTCTTGAATTAAAGTTTTAGCGACTTTCAATTGTTGTTCATTAGAAAGAGACCGAAATAAATCTAAAGATAAGTTATCATTCTGCTTTTCAAAAATAATTTCTGTATCTTCAATGATAGGCAATTCTGTGATTTCTTCACCTTCAATAAAGCTACAAGATAAATCTGTTTCTTCAATGCTTCGTTCAATTTTGCTTTGATAAGGTATATCATCCTTATCAAAATTAACTATAGATAAGCTTTCTAACTCTTCCTTAATACTTTTTTCATCTAATCCTAATTTTTCATTTTCAATTAATTTTTCATGTATAAAATCAATTTCTTCTTCGCCATATTCTTGATCAACTTTTTTAAATTCTTCTGGCTCTTCAACAGTTTCGTTTATTTTTTCAATAATTTCTCCGCTGTTTATTGTTTCTGTTTCAGAATATTTTTTATTTATTTCTGCTCTTTCAAGTGTTGTTGTCTTTAAAAAATTACTCAATCTATGCCTCTTATCAATTTCATCATATGGCTTATCACCATCATCATTATTTCCTGAAATTTGTTTCATTTCATTGTTTTTGTATTTTCCATTCATAAAATTTAATGACTCTTTAATGTCATTCCTAAATAGTTTCATGAATGCAACAAACCAGACCCCAAAAAATGTACCTCCAACAATCATAACTACTATCATAATAAATATAGCAACAATTAAATTATCAATATTATTCATTTTTATTCCCTCCATTTACAATTATTGTATATATCTTAACATTTTTATATTGAAATGTCAAATTTTTATATTTGCACAAAAAAATAAGAGCGAAAACACTCTTTATAGGGATTGGTAATTTCTATTTTTCAAGAAGAAAATACATTAATTATATTTATTCTCAAATTTGTATGATATATAGTATAGTCAAAGCCCAACATAGGAGGGCTTTATATTATTATAACATATTTATTTTTTATTTGTATCATTTTCTTTATTTCCGACTTTTTTAATCTGCTTCAAAACATTAGTCAATTGACTTGGCAGTGGAACTCCAATGTCTGCGAAGTTTTCCAATATAGATATTCCCTCATTGGCTAAATAAAATAATATTGTTCCAGTTCTAAAAGAACTTCCATCACCTATAAATACAGTGTCTATAATATTAGCTATGCCAACAATTAAAAATATGCATACCTTTTTTAATATTCCTTTGTATCCTATTTCTGATGATAATTTTCCGTTTATCACAGCTTTTATTATGCCCGAAAAATAATCCATTACAACAATTATCATTAATGCTGTTAGCAGTGGGTCTATTTCTCCAAAAAAGAATCCTATCCAAACTCCTATTAATAAAAATATAAAACTTATATCTTTCACTATCTTACTCCTTATAAATTCTGTTGTAATTGTTCGATTTTTGTTGTTTTTATATAGCTTCCTGCTTCTACAACTGTAGGCGTAACTTTTGATGCAGATTGGCCCCATCTAAATGCTAATTTACCGCCATTTACACCAGTTTTTACTATAAACAAATCTTGCAATATTGATGGATAAGTTGTTCCTCCATCTGTACCATAGCTTACATTAGTCGTTGCATCTGGATATGCTGCATATTTTACATTCGTATCTCTAGCATCAGTAGTATTTGTTGGTATACCTAATCCAAATTTTTTGGTTACATATTCTATGTCGCCAGTTTCTTCCCAATCTGTATTAATATCGCCATCAGCATCATCATTATAATATGCTAAGACTAACAATATTTCAAACATGGAATTCGGAGGTAAAAAAACATATAATTCAGGGTCGTCTGTCAATGCTATTGTTGTATCTCTTGAAGTATCATATTTTTTGATTGTAATTTTGGGTTTATCCCAATTGCTCAAATCCATGTTATTTACATTAGATATCATAAAATCAGGTATCAGAGACAAGCCAACATCATCATAACCAAAATATAAATCGCCTTGTGTCACTGCATTTATACTTGTTTCATATTCTAATACCTTAATAATTTCGTTACCTTTTGACACTATTGCTCTTAATGTATCAGAATTTTTTTCTAATGTTATTTCAAGTCTTTCACCATAATCAAGGGATGTATTCAAAGTAAATGTTTCACTCGTTGGAGTACCATCTTCATTAATCAAAAGTGTAAAGTCATCATCATCAATCCATGCAGCAGCGTAATTATCAGAATCTATATACCAAGTCATTATACTACTATAATCATCATAACGACAATGCATAATAGTTTTCCAAACAAAATTTATAATATTGGATCTAACTTTTAGTCCATCATATTCATCGGTATCATTTGAATCATTTAGTAATTGTATGCATAAATCATTAAGGTTAGGGTCAAAATGTAGATTCCACATATCAGTATTCTGTTCAAAAAAACTACTCCACGCACTTCCATCATAAATTTGAAATGGGTTGCCATAACCATCATTATCTGGGTCATTACGATACATCATTAATGATAATCCGGTTATCGTAAATCCTAGTTTGTCAGCTGCTGTAGTTGTTTCAAGAGCAACATATGTAATTGCCCCCCAACCTCCAGCAGGTACACCAGTTTGGCTAAATGCACTCTTTTTTGCCTGGAATGTAACTCTTCCAGATTCAGTCATAGAAAAAGTATAGGAATAATAATTTCCATTATCTTCGCCAATTTTTAGAGTTAGGCCTGCCGTAAATGCAGTATAGTCAAGAATGCTAACATTTAAACAAATAACATCTGCTGTAGTTGATGATTCTCCATCGTTAAATTTAGTTAAGTCAATAGATGCTATTGTGTCATCCATTCCTATATCTCCGGCATTATTATCATTATCCCCAAAAGTAACATCTTCATTTCCTGTGTCTGGGTCAGATGCTTCGCCTAGTGAAGTACTTGCATTTATCGCAGCCCAATCATCCTGGTCATCAAACATATGAATTTCTTTGCAATTTCGCATCCAGAAATATCTTTTCAACGAATCAAATCTATAATTTGATGAATAAGCTAATTCATCATCTATTTCATTTATTTTGTTTTCTCCAGGCTGCCAGGTTGATGGATTAAATGCCGTTACTCCATATTGGAATGTTTGTTTGTCATAATCTCCAAAAGCCATAATTTACCCCCTTTCTATACTATCCTGTCTGATTATGTGTATTTCTTCATCAGCTGATTTATCATAACTCCATAAAATTCTAGATAATAGTGTTCCACTATCTACAGCTGCTCCTGCACTACTTCCGCAAAATATTCCAACCTCTTCTATAGTTCCAACCGCTTCGGCTTTTAATAGCACAAATTCAGATTGAACTATAGTATTTGATACTATAGAAAGTGTTGCTACTGCCTTTCTTTCTGTTTCATTTACAAGAGTTGTTTCATTACCAGTAACGGCTGTGTCATCGTCACCAACAGCAACATATTTTATTTCAAGGTCTGGACTATCTCCATTTAAAGGCTTTGCCATTTCCGCCAAAGCTGTGGCTGTAATAATATTATGTATTTCAAAGTTTTTTATTTTATTTGTTTTAGCATTAATAACTTTAATAAAAAACTTACCTTTTCTTATAAACTTTTCTTTAATCATTTACAACCTCCGTCTTTGTCAAGTCACCCATAACTACATCATCAGACATAACTACATCATCAGACATATATACACAATCATAACAATAAAAAGTGGTTTGCCCATCATCTGTAATTACTTCATTTTGCTGTGTAACTATTATCAATACATCAGTGTCATTGATACTATAATCCTTAGCATTCTTTATTAACTCTAAGAAATATCGTTCCCATCCTCCGACAGCAGCGCCGTCTAAAGCTTCTACATCATATATCAATTTTGTTTGAGATGCCTGCGTAATTCCAACAGACCTCACTAAAAAATAATCATCTATATTATAATAAGATTTTTCAACTTTTAATAATTGCCCTGCACTTATACCACTTGTTTCGGTTTGAAATGTAACTGTATCTTTTATTTCACCATATTTTTTCAGTAATCCGTTTCCGTATTCTATAGCCTGTGTAGTATCATCTATTTGACTTTCTTTGTACATATTTTCATATTTACCGCTATTGCCTTCTATAAGTGCTCTTGCATCTATTCCGTGGGGATTATTAGTTAATATTAGTAGGCTTCTGAGTCCTACATAAGTTATTTCTAATGTATCCCCTCCACCGGCATTTAATGCAGCTTCACCATCGTCGTGAGTTAAAAGGTTACTTCCGTATGTCCAATACCATTTTTTACCCGTGTCAATTCCGTTTATTCCAACATCACTAGACGCGACTGGTGCTCCGTTTACTGTAACTGTTGGCTCTTCGGCAAACGGATATCTTGAATAGTATTTTTTTATAACTCCATCAGGTGTTGGGTCTGGTACTTCATCTGTTTGTGTATCAGTTCTGGCTTTTCCACCCCACACATATTGATTATTTCTATATGTGTCAAGAGACTTTGACCTTCTAAAATTTCTGTGGTATAAATTATTATTTAATATTACACTTGAAATATTATCTACTTTGTTAATAAAATATAGCTTTTTAGACATATCTATATACCAAATATATCCATCAACTAAATCTGCCAATATGTCTAATGCTTCACTGCATTTGCAATAAGAAAATATTGCCTTTGTAATAGATATATCGCAATCTATTGTACCTGCACTTATATTTTCCTCAGCTAGAATTGGAATTATTGTGTTTGTAACTATATTTTCAACTGTTTCACTAGTTTCTACACTTGCAACTAATCTTTTATCAGCTAGTTTAGAATAATCATTTGCAACAATAGAATAATTAAGATAAGTGTCATGTCCATCTGGTGCAAAATCTTCTATAGACGTTACCAGCCCTTCAAAAATTTTGTTGTCGTCATGGTCATACATTTGTATTATGCTGCCTAAATTTAGGCTGGATAAATCCTGTAAATCAGTTACAATACATGTGAATATGCTTCTAACTTCTATGTTGTTGTCTATTCTCCAGTTATCATCTATTAATACTGTTTCGGTATCTATTTTACAATAATGAGCCATTAGAAACTACCAGCTCCTATCTGTTGTAAATACCTTACAAAAGGCTGATATATATATTTCTTAGCGTCATTAGTTTGCCATACATTCGGATTATTTATTTGTAATATTATTTGTTTATCCATTCCAAAACCTGCATTACTTTTATTTATTTTTGAATTAATTCCTATATTAGTGTTAATTCCATTTGACATATATAATTCGCTACTTAATTTATTCATTGCTGCTCTTACTTTATCTTTGTTGTTTATAATGTCATCTGAAAACATTGTAACAAGATTAGGTCCCCAGGTATCAGCATCTTTTCCGGGTCCTTCTTCTGTAGGAGAAGAAAAACCAAGAAATTTTTTAACTTCACTTGATATATTAGATACTGCATTTCTAGCATCTTGTATTTTACTATTTATTCCTCTTATAAAGCTGCTTATTAAATTTTTACCCCACTGCAAAGCCTTTCCCGGAAGAGCTTTAAATGCTTCAATTATAACTTTTGTGGTGTCTTCACTAGCTTTTTTTACTTTTCCTACTCCGTCTTTTATACCTGTTACAAATTTGTATACCCATTTTATAGCTCCCCAAATTGTTTTAGCAGATTCAACAACCTTTATAGCGAATTTAACCCACTTTTCAATAATTTGAGCTATTTCTTTTCTATGCTCGTAAACCCATTTTGAAGCATCTTTTATTTTTACAGCCAATATTTTTATGGCTTCAATAAATTTTTCTTTAATTTTTCCAGCTGTTTCAATTATTTTTTCTTTTAGTTCCATGACTTTGTCAGCGAATTCTTTAGCTTCTGTTTTTGTATATCCAAATTTTTCACGTAATAAATCTATAACTTTTTGTTTATCAGCTGAAAAGATTGCTTTTATTAAACTTCCTACATCTTTAGCAATTTCAATAAATTTTTGGATAGCATGTTTAGCATCTAAAATTTTAGTCATAAATTCACCAGCTTTTTCTTTGCTCATGCCTAATTTTTCTGTAAGTATTTCAAGAGATTTTTTAAAGTCTCCTTTTATAACTAAAGAAATTGCTGTAAATATATTTTTCAAAAAGTAAAAAGCTCTATGAAAAATGCCTAATTTATATGTAAAAACAGTAATAGCTGTTACTATACCGCTAATAACGCCTATAATTGGAAGTAATGCAATAATTGCAATTGTTACAGGCAATCCGATTGTTCCTATTGCTGCAACCAAGCCACCTATAAAAGTAATTAATGTTCCAACCGCTAAAACTACTGGACCAACTCCACCGGCCAGTATACCAAGAATTACAAATATTTTCTGTATAGGTCCAGGTAAATTTCTAAACCTATCCAAAAGTTTATTAACAATATTTACAGCCTTTGTAAAATAAGGTAAAAATAATATTCCTATTTTCGCTGCACCTTCTTTTACTCCTTCTGTAAATATTCTCATTTGGTTAGCTGCACTATCTTGAGTCCTTTGAAAATCGCCTATACTATTTTTCGCTGAATCCATTACATAGTTATATCTAAGCTGTATTTTTTCAGCCTGTGTCATTTGCTTAATGTCTTTTTTAATTCCTTGCGTTTTTGCATATTGAGCCAAATTAGACTCTAGCATTACTATACCAAGACGTTTTAAACTCTCTGTTTCTCCTGTGTACACTCCGGTTAAAGCAAGGTGAATTTCATCAGGACGCATATTTTTAAAGCTTGCCATATCTCCGGTAAGATTAACTAAATCCATTGACATTTCTCTTGCAAGTTTAGCATTTAATCCCATTGATGTTCCCATATCTCCATTTACGGCAGCATAATCAAGAGCTGTGCCTTTTGCTAAGCCAATACTTTTAAGTGTAGTATCAGACCAACTTAATACCTCTTTTGCTGCGCTTCCAAATACAACTTCAGTCTTAGAAATTGTTTCGTTTATATCTGAAGCTCCTTTTATAGCTGCTCCAATTCCGGCTAATATAGGAAGAGTAATAAATTTTGACATCGCCCCACCAGCATTAGACACAACACCGCCAATATTTTTTAATTTTCTTGCTGCGTCATCAACACGATTATTAAAATTTCTTAATCCTGTTATAGCATTTCCAGCATCAAATATAATAGAGCCTGCAATTCTGAATGCCTCAAACATTATTCTTCACCTTCTTGTTTTTACTAACTGGCTTAATTTTATGTAAATCATTGTTCGGATTAAGCCTTCTCCTTGCTTCTTTTGCTTTTGCTCTTGCTTCTTCCAAATCAGCTTTCTTTTCTTCTTCTGTTCTATTTGCCATTCTTCCAAGTTCTAATACAAATCTTTTGTAATCTTCAAAACTTTTAAAATTGCTTTCATCCATGTAAGGTAGCTCAACAAGCCACCTTTCCCATATCATTTTTTCATTAATTTTCTTCCTAGCTACTTTTATAATTTCGCCAACTTCTAAAAAATGCATGGAAAAAATGTATGACGGGTCATTATATCTATTTAGTATTAGGTCTTTTTCTTCTGCGATGCCATTTGTTTTTTCTTCTTGTCTATGTAAGATTTGACAACACGCGAAAAAAAACTCACTAATTCCTCATCTTTGAATAAATTCTCCCATAATTTCACCTCAAACATTAATCCTTTTTCTCTTAAATGTTCAGGTTCTATTTTATATATAGCTGCTATAAAATTTAAACTCTCCTTATCTGTAGTTTCAAAATTAAATAATGCATTTTGAATCATTTTTACAAACATTATAATATCATTAAAACTTTTTATATTTTTTGGATCTATATCAAGATCCAACTTAGCTAAAATTTTTGTAAATAAATATACATGATTTCTTTCTAAAAAATAACTATATTCTTTACCATCAATTTTTATTTTATTCATTCTGTTATATCTCACTTTCAAAAATATTAATATTAATACTAATTTAATTACTTTTATAAACATCATATAATCCTATAATTTGTATCCTGTTTAAACTTTCCTCCTGCGTTGGTACATCTCTAACAACTTCTATTTGCCCAGCAAAATGTATAGAGCCATTATTTTCTAAGTTGTTAATCCTGTCAAGCGAATTGATTAAGGTATCGGCCTTTTGATTAAATTCAATTAAACCGAGCGAATCATCCCATAAATCAATAAGTATTTCGAGTTGTACACCTGGAGGTTCTGACCTTAATTCAGATTCAAAAACAGCAAAAGGGTAATTTACATTATAGAGAGGCAATTGATTATATACTCTTTCAAAAGTTTTACTTATTATATCTTTTATTATGCTTTTGCTACAATATAATATATTCATACTGCCCATCAAAAACCTCTCCTTAATTCCTGCCTTATAAAACTTCGTATCCTTGACATATTTTCTCTTACAGCATCATATAAAAACCTTCGAGGCCTCATTCTTCTAGTGCCTTCATGGACATATCCAGCATATTCAGCCCTTGCATATATAACAAGTTTCTTTTTAAATACCCTAAATCTTTCTACTTTGCTTCCTATACTTCCGCGTAAATATCCAATATCTACAGGACACCTCAATTTAGCCTGAGAGACAAGAAATCTACCAAGCAAAATTAAACATCTATCTACATTTCTATTAAGATTAGATTCTACTACACCTAAGTTGTTTCTAACAGTTACCCTAATACCTGATTGTGCCATATTATCACCTTAATTCATATGTGTTACATACTCTAAATCTAATTTATAATGATGTCCTAAATTTAATGTATCTTTCGGTTTTCCGCTTAACCTATATATTTTACCATCTGTGTCCTTTAATCTATTTTCAGGTTTCAAATATATTGTTGATGTATCTGTAATTTCAAAAAGTCCATTATAATTACTAAGTTCTCCGCTTTTACCGCCTTGGTTACTCTTGTTTGCATATCTTACATTTATTACACCTTGAACCGTTGCGACTTCTCCCCAATTTTCTATTCTTCCCCCAAGCTGGTCATCCCCTTCTATTTGTGCTAATACTGTAATGTCTCTGAAATAATCTTCTAAAGCCATATTTATCACCTTATTTTTTTAATGGGTATAATCTTTATTATACCCATTAATTTATATTAATCCTCTAAGCGGATAGCAAAAGGCGGTGTAGTTGGTGTTGCTGTTCCGTAATGTGCCGTATACTGAACATTTGCAACAACATCTTCCTTATCCTTAATAGGTAATTCCATTTTTCCGTCACCAAGAGCATTGTATAATATAATTATTCCATATTTACCATCATGCCTTTCTCCGTTCCAAGAGACATTTTCATGATAGTCACCTGCTGCAATTGTCAAATCTCCGACGATTTGATGATATGCTCCAGCATCTGTTACTGCTAAACCCACAAAGCAATCATCAAAGTTTTGCCATGTAAGTGTAAGAAGCCCGAATGTAAGCGTTTGTACACTTTTTATAATTTCTGTCAATCCTTCAATTGGTCCATACATACCATTGAATTCAGGGTAACGGAATTCTTTATCATCTATAAACTTTATTTCGTCCTTTGTTGCTCCAATTTCTCTTGCACTTCCTTCTCCATATTCTTTGTATACTATTCCTGTACCTCTCCACGTACCTGTAGCTGTTGGTACGCTCGGCGTAATAGCTGAACCCATAATTACACCTCCCTTTTATTCTAATTTATAAGCACATGCAGAAATGTCCGTGACATCACTATTTGCTGTTAATCTAATTGTAACTTTCCCATTTTCATCATTAAATCGATGTTTAGGAAAAGGACCAACCAAATAGTCATCTGCTGCCGGAATTGCAATCTCAACATCATGTACAGCTGTTCCTCCGAAATCACAAGGCTGTGGATTGTCAACTGTTGCTGTCAACTCTCCATCATCTGCATTTATTATATTTACAATTGTTTTCCCATCATTGACAAACTGAAAACCATCCGCTGCTGTCGCTGCTGTATAATCGGCTGTATCGCTATAAGCTTCAACACCCTCATAATTAACCGTTTTTGGTGTTAGTGTTGCAACTGCCATATTATCACCTCATTTATAATACTTTCTAGAGTTTTGCATCATGGCTATTATTTCGTTAGGATAACCATATTTAGAACTCCCTTTACTTTTATCATATTTAATATTATAATCATCAACTTTTTCAGATTCTATGCCTTTATTTTTCTTTGTAGAATCAGAACTCATTTTATAATTAATCATTGCAGCAATAGCAAATTTTAATTCTTTTGGATACCATAATTTATATATGCTTATTGCTTCCCCTGCATCCTCATCTGTCAAACTTCCATAATCAGAATTTATTGTCAAATAACTTCCATCTTCTGCAACTGTATCAACATAATATACTCCATCATTTTCTAAACTTCCAAATACCTTAATAGAATTTCCAGATATAAAAGCATCATATAAATTATTGTCACTGTCTAATATTTTATAAGTATCAGCCTCAAAGCTTATTGTATCAGTAGATGGAAGGTATTTTTCATTAATTAAATCTCTGTCTCTTATAAAATCATTTTTACAAATTGTATGTATCTCTTCTTCGCAAATCTGCATAAAAAATTTTATATCATCATCTTTTGATGAATTAGATTGTGCAATATGATTTATTCTTTTTATTTCTGCTAGTATTGCAATCATGTTAACACCCTTTTACAAATAGATTTATCAAAAATTCTATAGAAGCTGATGGTGTAAATGCTCCATCGGTTTCTAGAATTCCATAAAGTTTTTTACCTGGACAATCTAACACCTGATTTATTGACGTTTTCTGACTTATTATACTACTACCAACATCTGTACAGGCAGCAAATTGAAAATTACCTATATAATTTGGTCTATCTGCTTCAAGGCAATCCCATACTGAATTGTCATTTTTTGCAGTAATGGCAGCCCTATATAAATGTAGTGTCCATGTATCCATTCCTGATATTGCAGCATCAAGATATATAATCAATTGTGCATTAAATATTTCTACAGCATTATGTTGCAATGTACCAAAATCCAATAATGTTGGTTCTGTTGTTGAATCACTCACAACATCCCCAGCTCCATAAGCTGTTGTATTATTAGGCCTTGTGAATGAATCATATATTCTTTGATAAGCATTTTCATGTAATTCTGTTAATCTTGTAATACTCATTCAATCACTCCTTAGGCTATATATCCGCCATCTTCACACGCACAATATTCAATTATGACATCTAAATCGACCGCTGTTGCACCAGTACCTTGTAAGTCAATTGTAATTGTTTTTGTAGCATCTAACGCAGAAGCACCTGAGAATGAAACTTGTTCATCATCTGCATTAATCGAAGCTGTTACCGCTGTAGCTGCTGAAATATATTCAACTACCTGGCTTGCTCCTCCTTCAATTGCTGCGCTTGTTAGGTCTGCTGTTGTAACTCCATTTGCTTTTAAAACAATTCTATTTATCATACATGATTGTGTTGTGATTGTTCCAACTGTTGTTACTCCTGCATTTGCTGCCGATGTAATGTTTTTTGTAAAGATTTGAGTTTTACCAGCTTGTCTTTTACACGCATCAGAAGGTGTTTCGATTTTATTTGCTTCTGTCTGTAAATTACCAAGTCTTGTTACAAGACTACTATTAGCAAAATCTCCCAATAGCGCTCCTAATGTTGCTGTTCCACCTGCGTTTACTATTGTTCCTATTACGTCAGTGTCTTCTATAATCTGTAATGCCAATGCATATAAACTGTCACCTGCTGTTGTATCTGTTTTATTTCCAAGGACATCACTTACGACTGCGTTATCGCTAGAATTTTGTGCTGGAACATCGTGGAAAGCATCAATTACAACTAATGCAGCTAATACTTGTTTTAATAATGCTATTGCACTAGTTCCGCCAACTGTATCATTTTTATTTCCAACTACATCACTCATCAGGCTGTTATCGGCTGTGTCAGCAGTTGGCACATCTAATGTAGCTGGAATAGTTGTTCCGGTATCTGTCAATATGTCAGCCACTTCTGTATTTACAGCATTTAATATTGCAGCAACTTCTGTGTCAACATATCCAGAAATTGCATCAACCACAGTTTTGATTGCTGCTATATCTGTGCTCATATCTGTTCCGGCTGGAGACCCTTCATTTGCTAATATTTGCAATGCTAAAGCATAAATGCTATCCCCACCAACTGTATCTGTTTTATTACCTATTACATCTCTCATCTGAGAATTGTCAGCACTATCTTGAGTTGGTATATCATGAAATGCGTCAATTGTAGCTATTCCGCTTGTGTCTGCTGCTGCAATTGCACTATCTTGCGAACCTGAACAATTTGCACCAGTTTCACCATCTTGACCATAAAATGTCCACGTGCTTGAACCTGCTGTATCTATAACATGTTTTGCATAATTTGTCATTCCTTGATTATATACTCTTGCAAATATCTTTACATTTTTACAAGATGTTGTGTGCATTTCCACAAGTGCTGTTGTTGCCTGCCCAAAATAATCTACATTAATAGTAGCATAATCAGATCCAACTAATCTAATTACTGAATCATTTCCAGAGCCATCTGTAAATCCAACATATCTTAAATTCAAATCAAGATAATCCGCTGTAGCTTCTGTCAATACTCCAATATTAGCCTCAACCGTATTTGATGTATCTCTTATTTCAATATCGAGTTTACATCCACTTCCAGAAATTAATACAGGCTGTGTTGCTCCATCTTTATTTACAATAATTATAAAATTCTTGAATATTACACCATTTCCACTGATGTCAACTCCTGCATCTGCTGCTGTTTTAACCGTTAATTTTGGTCTGTTTTCGCCTTTTCCAAGTCCTATTACTTCAACCCCATTTGTGTCTAATACACAAGCTGTCGCACTTGCCAAATCTTCTGCATGATTTGGGCATACAAATATTTTATCCCCATTATTTGCTGTTGTTAAATTATTTGCATTGTCAATAGTATCAATAGGGCTATCCATTGTTCCAGAACCTACACTACTTCCGGAATCATCAACAAAATATGTATTACCTGTAATTGGCCCGTTCTGTTCAGCATATTTTTCAAATGCTTCCTCTAACTGTTTTCTCATATCTTGATTTCTTACTTTTGTTAACTCTACCATATTTTTACCTCCAATAATATAAGCTATACATAACAAATGTATAGCTTATTTGTTATGTAGACAGGTTCAAGCCTGTCATTCGTTCCATAACCTTAATTTATTTTTTCATCAGTTTCTTTTTTTGTTTCTTTTTCTTCAACCCAACTAATAAAAGGATATTTTTCTTTATCTTTCAAAAGTTTAATTAACTTTGCATCCTTTGTTTCAAATTCTCCACTGGTTTTAGAAACTGGTTCAAATTTGCAAATATCTTTACCATCTTTATTTGTTAATTTTATATTCCTGTACCTTCTTTTTGTTGTATAAAAAATCATCTTCTCACCTTCTTTTCTGTCAACTTGTCGAAAGACCAGTAAGTGAACCATGGTATTCTTCAGGTCCAAAATCTAATCCGATTTGTAGATATAATTGATTTTCATCTTTAGCCCCTGTTTTTGCTAAAGGTTCATCAACCATAAGCATCCCTTTGTATGGACAATACATAGGAGCAACAACGGCCATATCTATAATATATAAATCGTCTGTAAGCATTTGTGGAGCAAAAACCACACCTATCATTGCAAAATCTGTTTCTATTTGTTTTATATTTACACCACCAACATTTCTGTCTTCTGGAGCATATCCATATATATCACTTAATTGCTGTTTTTGAAAAGCGTTGCAGAAAATAACAGGGTTAATAAATTGTGCACCATTTCCGACCATTGTTCTTAATATATTATTAATTAATGCTTTAGAAAGTGCAGCGCCTCCTGTTGCGACTGTATTTGTAGCAATTGCATTTGCAAAGCCTTGTGTTTTTGTATTTGTGCTTGAATCGGTTACAGCTGTTTCACTGCCTTGAAAAAATGAAAATTCTATATTAACTGCTAATTGTCTTAAGGCTCCAGTTCTTTGAAATGCTTTTTCATCTGTAACTGGGTTTCCTCCATCAGTTGGCCCTGCTACATTTGTTATTGCTCCGATTTCTCCTGTTGTTGATTGTTTTGCATAACTTGAGCCATATGCTTCATGCATAATCTGTATCGTATTTGTGTCCTGTCCTCTTGTGTAAGTTCTTACTGTTGGACCTGCTGCTGCTGTATCCTCTGATACTGTGTCCTGATTTGCTGCATCTAATGCCCAAGGTTGTGCAACTGAGAATGTAAAACCCTTGCATGTCTTACCTCCACCACCTGCTAAACCACCCATCATATTTAACAATGGTGTTTGATTAGCTCCGATTAAATATAATTCACCTAGATAATTCAGATCTTCTCTTTGCGCGTAAGCGTTATGATTAGCCATGAATTACACCTCTATTCTAATTGATTAATTTGCATTCTTATTGATTGCATTCTTATAACGTCTTTTTGTTCTGCTGCTTTGTTGTAACTTTCTATTAATTGCTGTTTCTTGCTTAAATTACTTGTATTGCTTGTCAAAGGATTGTTGTTACCTGGTTCAACATTCCCCTGTGTTTGGACAGTTTCAAACATATTAGGGTATTGTTTCTTCTTTGCTTCAATATCAAAATTTTTAATACTATCTCCTTCTAATTCTATTTCATCAAGATTAATAGTATTAAGTAATAAGTCAGGATAAACAGCTTTATTATCTGTCAATAATTTTGATAATGCACTTTTCTTTGATATATCTGTAATTTGCTTATCCTTAGCCTTCAATTTACCTGTAAAATCATTGTTCAATGTATCAATTTGACTCTTCAACTCTTGATTGCTTTCAACTAATTTATTGATATCTTTACTATTTTTTTTATATTCTTCAATTTGCTCTTTCAAAAGTTTGTTTTCTTCATTTTTTTCATTGAACTTATCCCTTGGTAAATAATCTCCCTTTGATATATCTGCTATTTTTACCTTTGCTTCTTCAAGCTTAGGCTTAACTTGATTATACAAATCTTCTCCTAAAATATGTTTTAACCATTCCATTTTTATTTCTCCTTCTATTCCGATTTAGTTTTTTAGCCTGGTATACTATCCAGGATATCGACGGTTAAGTGAGTAACCGACTCTTTTATAATAGCATGGATGGATTTGCACCATCACCTTGGCTTTTTACACCACATTCTACTTGTTAAAATACACACTATACCAACTCGGATTAACATACGATTTAATCCTATTGAATTGCATATATTGCCTCATTGAAAATACGTTCAAATATTGGCTCAATGCGGAAAGCCACTCAAGGGAGTCGAACCCTTGAACTTCCGAGCTTTCGCCGTGACTATGGTGTTGTGAGATATCCACAACCTTACATACTAGTATATATAATACATTCATACGGTAGCTAACCGTAATAATTGAACCATACTTTATTT